AAGATACTCATTTCTCAGAACTCAACCAAACAGCTATTGTTCCAGTCATTGCTCCGCTGACTACCGAAATCATCGCTGATTGTTGGGTTGATAAATCATCAAGCGTCATTCCCCAATTAATTACGCGAATGTACATCACCATCATGACGAACATCATAATACGGGGCATCAAGCGGTATTGCAAAATCTTTTCAAAGGTATTTGCCATGTTACACCTCTATGTTTAACTTTGTTCCCTGCGGCCTATCCGCATTAGTCTTGCGCCCAAACCTATCATAACTTTCCTGTAAGTCCAATCTTTGCTTTACAAGAGCCTCTAAGTGGCTGTGGTTGGCCCTGTGCTCTTTTTCTACCCTCTGCTCCATCAAATGCGTTTCTATGCGCTCACGCGCCCTTGTTTGAGCGTGTATGTCGCTTCCCACATTAAACGGCGCATTGCCTATTGCAGAAACACCATCAGCCACAGCCGCCTCTTTCTATAACCCATTCTGCTATTCTACGATGATGCGTAATAATAACAATCTTACCTCGTTTATCATACACAACCCAACGCATACGCCTTACTTGTACTAACTTCACCCATTCGCCAACCGATCTACACCCCAAATCATTGCCGCGGTTCCCGCTAAAAAAACCGTAACGCCTATCGCCAATGAAATACCCCAGAACAATCTGTCTCTAGCAGCAGCTTGGGCTTCTAATGCTTCTTTCTGACGTTTTCTCGCTTCGGCTTGCTCACGCACAACCAAGTCCCACATGCCCGGTGGACCGTACAACATGCAAGTGCTGCGAAGAGTGTCCATAGCTTCTTTGTGAGCCATTTTAGCTTGTGCTATAGCAAACCCTTCTTCCTCTGAAGAAGTTAAACGACCCAGCGGCCCCTTGTGCTTGCCTTTTTCAGCAAGGTTAATATCGGCTTCTAATTTAGCTAGTTTTCCAAAATGCGGCATAAGACTATTTAAGTCTTTTCCAGCTTGAACAGCCGAACTAATGCCACCCGCTATTTTAGTGACTGCACCCGCTAAAGCTAAAACTTCAATCATACTTTGTCACCTATCTTTACAGAAGGTGGGCACCGATACCCATATGGCACCCTTATAACACGAGGATAATGATAATAGAAGAAAGACACTTCTTTGGGACATCGATACACGCAAGAAGTGTATAAATCACCGTAAGTATATACGCCCACCAAAATCGCTGTGAGGGCACAAATCACTAAAACTCTCCAGCAAACCTCTGCGGTCTAGCAATTTTACTAAAACGACTGTTTACCATGCCACCACTGGCGTATTTGCTCTTTCCAGCTTTACTCAAAGCTATCGCAACCGCCTGTTTTTGAGGCTTGCCAGCGTCCATTTCCGTCTCAATGTTTTTACTGATAACGTCCTGAGACTTTCCCTTTTTTAGCGGCATTATCCCCTCCGTTGCATAGCCATCTGCTGGATCTCAGCGTTAACTGCAATGCGCTCCCGGTTAACTTCGTTCCGGTCATCCGCAATCTCTTCCTGCAAACTCATTCGAGCGTTGTCTAATCGATCACGCTGCTCGACTTTGTTCGTCTCCAACTCCAGCTTGGCAGCGTCGTTTACCGCCTCTTGCTCTTGTTTCTGACGACGAAGCTCCAACTCTTGCATACGAATGGCTACCAAAGGATCGGGCTCGTTCGGGTTCTCGGGCATCAGCCTTGCCAACACATCCGCCATAATCTTCTGCTGATACAGAACGACCAAGTTTTCTACTTCCTGCTGGTTTTGCATGTCGACCTCTAACTGCTTCTCGTACTGAGCAACAGAATCCGAGCTTACTGCACCTACTTCCGCCATCATCTTCGCTCCGCTCAATGCCTGCTTGACCTCGTCCATAGCCTGCTTCTTCGCAAGCATACTGACGTGCTCCTGCAAGTGAGACATAAACGATCCCATAATCTGCGGAGAAGTAGCCACAATCGGAGTCTTCATAAACATGATATGGATGTCGATATGCGCCTCGTGGTTCTGCTCTGGGAACGCTCGTAAAATGTCCCCCATAAGCGCCTTGGCATTCTCCATAGCGGGGTCCATAGGTTGAGGCTCTTGGGGTGGGGGTAAGATTTCCTCAATGTTCTGGACCTCGAGCGCCTGATACATCCGTCGATACGCAGCGTGGAGGTTGTGCATCTGTGGATTCGACTGAGCCAGTTGGAGTTGTGTCTGGGCCAGCGTAACGCGTTGCGCCATGGAGAATATGTTTGGATCACTGACCGGAAGTACATCGATCCTGTCATCAAAGTCTTCCTGCTTAACCGCGGCAGGCGCACCCGCAACGTCATATGGGTATTCCGGTGGCGTGTTTTCCTTGAAAATGCGAGCCAATAAACGAAACTCGTTCTTCTGTGCATAATGCAGCCGCTTGTGTATAGCGGACATTACCTTCATGCCACGCTCCAGCATGGCTACCGTAGTGCCCACCGGAGTTTCCTGATTCATATTATTGACTTGCTGATCGGCAATAGAAACAAACCGACGACCGTCTTGGATCAACGATCCCAACAACTGAGCCAGCGTTCCTGACGGCTCCTTGTATGGAAGCGGTATCAGTGAGTCCCTGATATTCCCACCGGGAGCATCAATGTCCCTCCACTCTCCGGGCTGCAACGGCTCATCGTCGTTGCGTACTCGAACACCTCGAGCTTTAAATCCAGCAGGTAAGTTCGCCAACGTCCCCGCATCAATCAACTGACGCAGAATACTCGTAGCCGCACGTCCTAACCCACCGATCATATGCACCAGACCAAAGCCGTAGAAACCTAATCCCGGTAAGAATTTGTAATGCACAAAGTACTGGCGTTTCTTCTTAATAGGATCAACTTCGTCATAGTTACGGCGAATAGCCAAAACCTGTCCGCTGTCTTTGTCGATGGTAACAATATACGGCAACTTGATACCCGTAGGCTCGCCCATCGGATCCGTATCCTCGAACCCGTCGATGTCGAGATCACAGTGCATCTCCAGAATAGTCCTGATATCGTCTGTGTAGCTCCGTGAGATGCCTTGTAGCTTATTGACCTTCTCTTCTACCTCGTCCTCTTGAGCGTCTCCTGCGCTCCCCAAATCGATGTCCTTGTACACTCCGGAGAATTGCATCTTCCGAACATCATTGTCGGTCATCTTTAAGACATGCGTAACGCGTGGGGCCGTAGCCAAATCCGTAGCTGAATAAGAAACCACCACGTCCTGTGCAGGAACGAACTCCGCTACCGCACGAGCTTTTAGTGGATCAAAATAAACTTTCTTAAACGTAGATCCAGACAAGGGAAGATAAAACAGCATCTGATCCATCCCGGGATCGTACTCCTCCATCACCTCCATGATCTGGTAATTCATAAAATGTTTGACGCGCTGGGCTTGATCCTCACGCTTCTGATCCTGCACACCTATGATCTGTGTGCGAACCGGACCACCCGCAGGTAACAATTCCTTGTATGCCTGTGCCTGAAACTGTGTGACGCTTTCGCTAATTAACGGGTGCGTGACCCCACTAGCGCCTTCAAACGGCTCAGAACGCTCCGTGTTTTGGACACCAAGTAAGTCCAAACCCTTACTATAAGTCTCTTCCCAGTCCCTGCGAGACTCATAATCTTCCTCATACAAGCCGACCAGATCGCTACTAATTTCACCCAAAGTGCCATCATCTAAAAACTCCGCAAGGTTTGCTGTGTGGTCAACTATTTCAACCTCCACGCCCTCTTCATCCATTTCACCCATTGCTTGGACAATCGCTCCACCCTGTCCATCGTCAATGACTTCCGCTCCGCCGCTGAAATCTGCGGCCTCCATAACGTCTACCTCAACGTCGGGAAGACCTTCGGTCGCTTCAGGATCAACCCCTGAATCTACTAAACTGCCCATAGGGCGAGGTGGCATAGCCATCAGTAATACTCCCGTCTACGAGGAACGTACAAATCGTCCTCTTCCTCTTCGCCTCGTAAAGAAACGAAGCCGCCCTGACGAAACCTCATCAAGGCTAGTGTCATGCTATCACAAAAGTCATCGTGATCTCCATTAGGAAATGAAACCACTTCCTCAATGACTTCATCAGCAAACTTCTCGTGCATCGGTGCCCACACAATTCCAGCTTCAAACAACGGCGCAACCATGTGCATTCTAGTTACTTTATCATTTCCTTTGCCCGGTGAGAAGCCCAAGGCTGGAATACCACGAAGCCGCAACTCGTCAATGAGTGGTGTACCCGTCGCTTTCGCTTCGACCAACACCATGTCTGGCTCCCAGTATTCGTGCTCCTCATACGCAATCTCCTTGAGTTCAGGGAAGTTCCAACGCCCTCTTCGAGCGTCCATAAGTATGATGTTATCCGGACCACCGTCGTCAGGCGTAAACACACCCCACGTCGTTATCGCAGAATAATCCGCTGTTTCTTTCTTCGAAAACGCCGTGTCATACGCTTGAACAATGTATTTAATCGCTGGAATCTGCTCCTTTTCCCAGTCTTTCCACCACTCACGTTTGACTATCGCACTCTCAGAAGCAGTAGGCTGTTGCTGCCACTGCGCATTCCACTTGCCCACAGGCAGCGAGGCTTTGATCGAAAGAAGCGCCTCTTTCTCCCAAAACTCAGGCCATAACGGCTTGTCGCTCGGCATGATCGCAGGAAACTCAACAACCTCCCACTTGTCCGACATAATGTCGCCGCCCTGCGCTTGGACCAAACGGCCCGTCAAATCCTTCTTACCCCAACGGGTCATAACCAAAATGATCGCACCACCCGGCTGCAAACGCTGTCGAGGCCCAGATGTGTACCACTCATATGCGTTGTCGAACGCACTGTCGCTCATCGCATCCTGCTCCGAGTGAGGGTCGTCAATTATAAATAAATCCGCACCGCGACCCGTAACCGCTGCTCCAACACCCGCAGCAAAGTATTCACCGCCTTTGTCCGTCTGCCATTTACCCGCACCCTTGTTGTCCTCCTTCAAATTCGTATCCGGAAAGATTTCTTTGTAGGCAGGGTCGTCAATCAAATCTCGAACCTTACGTCCAAAACGAACCGCAAGCTCCGTGTTGTGAGTAGCCTGAATAATCTTGAGCTTCGGGTTGCGACCCAGAAACCAAGCAGGCATTAAGAAACTGGCAAACTCTGACTTCGAGTGCCGAGGCGGCATGTTGATAATTAACCGCTTTAACTCTCCACGAGCCACACGTTCTAACTGTTTAGAAATAACCCTGTGATGACGACCTTCAATAAAGTTCTCATACACATGATGCGCAAACGGCATAAACTGGTCTTGCGCTTTGGCTCGCAAATCCAACTTCTTCTTAGCTTCCGTCAGCGACAGAATCTCTTTTAGGGCTTCTTCTGGTAAGGCTTGTAAATTCATGCCGTATTACGTTGGTACTCGTTGCCGTACATGAACGGGTACTTCTCCTGCTGCTGCTGGGCAGCGAGAGTGGTCATAATCCCGCCCTGCGGATCCTTAATAGCTGGACCCGCTGCGCCCTGCTGTTGCTGCCGCGGCTGTTGACCAAACCCCGCCGGGATAGGCGTGGGCTTAGTAATAGGCTGCTGCGGAGCAGGTCTCGTTTGTTCCAACGCTGAAGGCAGTGGAACTTGAGGCAGTTTCGGTGTTGGCCTATAACCTGCCCCCGCTTCCGGAGTAACGCCAACGGCTTCTGCCGAAATAGGCGACGGACGATCATCGTCCCCCCCACCCGCTTGAGGCATTTCTGCGGGTTGAATAAACTGAGACCCCAGTCCCTCATACCCCTCCATACGTTGACCCATATAGCCAAGAGCTTTTCCTTCAGCGTCTAACCCAAGAGACCCAACTAACTGATCTTTCTCATCGTAAACCGGAACATACTGCGCAGCGTCTTTTGCCTTAAACAAATCCGTTCCAAAAATCCCGCGTTCTTCGTACTCCCCTTGCTTCATAAGCTGGTTAGCTATCTCACGATCCTCATACGCCTCGTTGTACTTCGCCGCGGTGTAAAGCAATCCTGCGCCCGGTATAACCGCGCCCAATAATCCACCAATCACCATGTCCTTGGTGTTAAACGGATCGTACCTCGCCCCAGACATTTCCGTAAGCATGCTCTGATCTAACGAAGGAATGCCGCCAACATAACCGTACTGACGAGACGCCTGCTGCGCTTCCGCGGGGGTAAAGTTTTGCTGAGACAGCTTTGCTAACTCACTTGCTCGATCATCGCCTATAATCGCACGGGCTCGCTCCTGACTGCTGCCACCAGACTCCGTACCAAAACCACCCTGATAAGTAGACGCTCCCGAACCTGCGCTACCCAGATTAAGTGATGCGCCAGCTTGTATCTGGTTTGCATTCGAAATCTGAGGATTAGACGCCATGATCTCCGCAACGGAGGTGTTGTTCTTTTCCGCAATCTCACTGAGCGTGTCGCCCGATTTAATAGTATATGCCATTTACGCTACTCCTACAGGCGGCGTTCTGCCTAAAAACGCCCCTATTCCTTCTTGCGTTACTTCGTTTATAGCAGGTTGTGGCTGCTGAATAAAGCTCGGAGGCACTGTCGTCGCTCCGTAGCCCACGGGAACCTCAGTAAACTGATTAAACTGAGGGCTGTAATATGGTGTCGGATCCGTTGGAACCTGCTCCGGAATGTACGACACAGGCTCAGTAATAAACCCAGCCTCGTCCAACGTAACCTGCGTAGGCTGTGGACCTAAACGAGCCTGCTGCGGATTAAAGGCAGGAGTCTCGGGCATCTGCATCGCATACGCGTCAAATGGACCAACAGGCTGTGTGGGCTGCGTTGTGTACGTCCCCACCGGACGACCAAACGGATCAAAGGTCAGGATCGGATTTCCAAACTCGTCTAACTCTACAGCCTGACCACCAACATAAGTGCCGCCGTCGCCGTCTCCACCGACTCCTCCCACCGTCGTGGCTGGTGTAGTCGTGGTTGTCGGATCCGGGCGAGTAATCGGAGCAAACGGACCATCTACATTTGCAGGTACGACAGCCTCTTCTTCCTCATCGTCGGGTCCAACCATTCTCCCACCAAAGTCAAACGTAGTTCCTGTCGTCGTCGCTCTCTTAATACGCTGCAATTCAGTCTCACGGAAACGCGTGTCTTGTACCGAGTCCACAAAATTCTGCGCGTTGTCCGCCGTAAATCCGTAGTTTTCCACCAGATCGTTAAGCAACGCATCCTCTGTGACGTTGTTGTCTAGCTGGTTATTGATGTAATCAAACGAAGTCTGCGCAAACTCGGCTCTTCCTTCCATGATACCCAGTGCATCAGACAGTGTATCCACCTCATTTTGCACATTTACCACGTTCGTAACCATGGATTGGGCCTTATCGTACCCAAATCCGTTATCAATCATCTCCTGAATGATATCCGTAGTCTTAGAACCCGCCTCTAATTGCTCGTTAATAAACCCATACGCACCCTGCGCGAAGCTGTTATTTGCCTCCAAAAGGTCCGTATTTGACCGGATATCCGTGGCATCCGTAATCAATGCGTCCGCATCTAGCTCCGAAAACCCGTTATCAAGCAAATCCTGACGGATGTCATCGACCGATACCTCACCATCAAGCTGCGCATTCACAAATTCAAAGGCTCGCTGCGCAAATGTCCGCTGATCCTGCGCCGTTCCTAAGTCCGTCTCCAAACCAGCAAGCGTGGTCCGCGTTCCGTCGACACTCGTAACCAAAGTCGACGCCGTATCTTCCGCAAAACCCTTTTCAACAAGCGATGCAGAGATTTCTTCCGCCGTTTTGCCCTGATCAAACATGGAATTGACGTAACTATACGCACGTTGCGCAAAACTCGCCTCCGTGCCCAGCGTATCAAGCTGCATCCCAAGGTCAGCAACCTTATCCTTGACCGTAGTAACGCTATCAACCAAGTTTTGAGCCGTTGTCTGGTCAAATCC